ATTGTATAGTCGGCAGTGACGACCTGATCGTTCTCAACAAAGACCTGATCTGCGCCACCACCAGTCGCGCCACCACCGAGCGGCCCCCACACACTGCCGTCGTAGCCCTCGAACCCACCGTCATCAGTGTTGAAGCGAACTGAACCCACAATCGGCGTTGAAGGACGCTGAGCCTGCGTGCCGTCAGGCAACACAACCGCGCCTGTGCCGGTGAAGTTAGCCTTGACCGCCTCTAGGTTGCTCAGGCCGGTAATCGCCCCGCCAGTGAACGACACACTGGTCGCGTTCTGTGTGGCAACCGTTCCCAGCCCGATGTTTGTCCGAGCGGTGGCCGCATTGTCCAAATCGCCTAAGTTACTGGCAGTCATAGCAGCGCCAGCAGCGGTTACATTCGCCGTGTCTGTTACGTCTGCTTGGGATTCGATGTTCGACAGCTTTGTCTTTTCACTGTCAGTAAAGGCATTCGTATCAGCGTTGGACTCATACGCAGTCTTGATTTCTCCCGCAGTCTGGTCGGCTGTTGCACCACTCTCGATGCCGTCCAGTTTCGCTACGTCGATGCTTGCCGCCGAACTTGCAGCCGCCGAGGCGCTGTCCGCGGCGTTGGCTTCGCTCGTGGCGGCGTTGTTCTCCGAAGCGGCGGCTGCCAAGGCGCTGTTCGCGGCATTCGTCTCGCTCGTGGCCGCGTTGGAGGCTGAGGTTGCGGCGTTGGCTTCGCTATTTGAGGCAGCAGAGGCGCTGTTGGCCGCATTGGTTTCAGACGTAGAGGCATTGCTCTCGCTAGTAGCAGCATTGCTCTCGCTGGACGCCGCATTCGCTTCAGATGTTGCCGCATTAGAGGCGGAAGTAGCAGCCGCAGAAGATGAAGCAGCAGCGTTGGATTCAGACGTAGACGCGCTGGATGCAGACGACGCCGCGTTGGCTTCCGACGTAGCTGCCGCAGACGCACTGGTGGCCGCGTTTTGCTCGCTGGTGGCCGCGTTTTGCTCGCTTGCTGCGGCGTTACTCTCGCTGGTAGCGGCGGCGCTTTCGCTTGCTGCGGCGGCGCTTTCGCTTTGGGAAGCATTGGCTTCAGACGTAGAGGCGTTCGTCTCAGACGTAGCAGCGGCGCTAGCGGAGCCAGCTGCCTGCTGCGCGTGGTGCTTCGCGCTGAACTCGCTGTTTTGGACAGGGCCGTCCGTTTTGATGGCCCAGGCGCGGGCCAGCGAGACGTCGACGAATTTGGTCGTGTTGGGGTTGGCGGGGTTCGTCAGGTCGGTTTCAGTAGCGAACGAGGTTGTCTGGCCAGGGGTGAGGCCGTGGACAACGTAGACGTCCCTGGTGGTCGGAGCCGTGACAAGGTCGAAGTTGGCGTAGCTGGCCGTGGTGTCGAGGTCGCCGCGAATAGCAAAAAAGCTGGTGATGTCCTGCCAGCCAGCGTTTTCGGTGGCGAAGTTGCCCGCGCGAAACTGGATTTGGCTGGTGGCTTCGTCGAAGCGGAACTCGAAGTTTTCTTGGCGGAACGCGCCAGACGCGTCGAAGAGGTCGTCGAGGAGGTCGGGAAGCGTGCGGCCACCCTTCTCGGCTGCCTCGAGGTAGGTGTCGAGGATGTGCTCGCCGCTGTTTTGGGAGCGGAAGCGTAGTTGTTCACCTGTGGGGCGCGTCTGGGGCACGGGGCAGCCTAGTCGTAGTAACCGAGGTCTTTCATCAGTCGAACAAGTTTTGCCTTCGTGAGGGCGTATTTGTCGTCCGGTTGAACGGCGGCGTTCGGCGAGGTCGATGTGTGGTCGTCGAGGCGCTGTTGGAGCGTTTGGATCGTAGCCTTGGCCAGGTTGAGGTCAGCCTGAACTTGGCCGAGGCGGTGCGTGAGGCGGTCCTCGCGCGCCCTGGCCTCGCGGCGTTCGCTTTGGATGGTGGCCTCGACGTATTGGCGCACACGTTGGTCGATGAGCGGGGCCAGGGCGTCTTGCTGCGTCTTGGACATGTGGGCCTCGGGTCGTCTGGTAAATTATTTGACTGGGATTTGACTGGTCTTGGACTGGCGGTGCGGGTTAATCAGCCATGCGGTTGCGGGCGGGCGGTCCGCTGCTGCGACCGCCGGATTGGCGTGCTTCGGATAGGGGGACGAGGTTGCCCTTTTGGACTTCCTGCTGGACCTGCTCTTCGGGCTGGACCGAGGCGCCGCGCATGCGCTCCATCATGGCCATCTGCTGAGACGGGGAGAGACCCTCGGACTGGAGCTGCTCGCGGGGGATGCGGAAGCGATCGAGGTCCGTGACGCCCATCGAGCGGATGGCCTCTTCGGCGATCTGACCCGTGTTGTACTCCATGTTCAGGCCGGTCTGGCCCATGATTTGGAGCATGTTCATCCAGGTCTCGGCGTTGCGCGTGGGCTCGAGCGGCAGCGTGCCGTCGATCACGAGGTAGTCGATGTCGCCCTGGAGGTCTTTGGCGACGTCGTAGTCGAGGTAGCCGTCTTCGACCATGTCCTTGAGCTGGGAGGGCATGTTGTTGTCTTCGACACGGATGCTGCCGTCGTAGGAGAGGCTGTCTTGGATGTTGGCGACCATCATGCGGACCATCGGGCGGATCGTGGTCGCCGACATGATGCGAGCCAAGACGCCGAGACGCTGGGAGCCAAGCTGGGTGAGACGCGCAATCTCCGTGGCCGTGCGGATGCCATCGGAGGTGGGCATGCCCTGCTGCGCGTCCGAGGCGGCGCTGACGCGCTGTTTAAGTTCGGACATGGCGCCGATGTCGTTCATGTGGCCACGGGTAACGTCTGGGACTTCCGCGATGAAGACACCGTCACCAGGCTTGGCGCCCGCCTGCGTGCGGACAACGCCCCACGGATTGCGGTCGATGAGGTCGGGGACCGAGACCTGGGTGGGGTCGACGAAGATGAGGTTGTTGAGGGCCGCGCTGATGTTGTCGATGCGTGAGCGCATCATGTACGTGGCGATGTCGTGCATCGGCAGAATGAGATCGTAGAGGGACTGGCCATAGGTTTTGTGGGAGTCCTGGTAGAGGCCGCCGATGACCGTGGGGAACTGCTGGCCATAGGGGTTGAGTTGAAAGCGGATGCAGACGTTCTCGTCGAGGATGGAGACGACGAGGAAGATTTGGTCGATGCGCGGAATGCCGATCTCGAAGCCAGACAGGCGGACCCAGGCTTCATCGACGACGCGAGCGTCACCGAGTGTGAAATAAGCATGGTCCATGCGCTCGCGCTGGTGTGGCGCAGCGGGGTCGATTGAGAGGCCGCGCCCTTCCTCCTGGTGCCAGTGGTGGGCGTTCCAGGCGTTGCGCGGCGGCGATACTTTGTGGCGCAGCGCCGGGAACATTTTGAGCTTGGGATAGAGACCCGAGTAGAGGAGCGCGTTGTAGGAGCTGTAGTCGGTGAAGACGATGTACTGCATGTTCTCCCAGTCGCCCCAGTTTACGCGGGGGTCGGGGAACGTGCGGCGTGGGTCGAAGTTGATGAGGCTGTTCTGGTTCGTTTGGGCGTTCCAAGTGACCTTGGTGGGGGCAAAGCCATAGCGGATGCTGTCGAGGAGCATCTGGGCGAGGCGGGCTTCGCCTGCGGTGCGGCGCATCTGCTGGTGGAGAACACGCTCGAGGATGAGAGAGGACTGGCGGGATTTGCGGTTGAGGCCCTCGAGCTGGAACATCGGATTGCGGCCAGACAGAGCGGCCATGAGGTAGGTCAGGACCGTGTCGGCGATGGCGCGCGTGTCGGCCATGACCGCCTTCTCTCTGAACTCGGTGGCGTCGGGCGGGACATAGACGTCGTGCGCGCGGTCGGCCTCTTTCCAGTGGTCGTAGCGACGACGGATTTTGGTGTAGGACATGTCCATCATCGACTTCACGTAGTCGACGATGCGGCGCTCCTGGTCGTCGTCCAGGAGGTGCGAGATGTCCTCGTAGTTGATGAGCCGCTCCGCGTGCTCGGAGAGGTCGACAATCATGCCCTCGTTCGGGCCAGACGCGTACTCGGCATTGCGATACGCCTGCCCGGTGGAGGACGAGTCTGTTCTGGGTGCGGGACCGCCTTGAGCCATGTGGGGGAGCCTATGGTCGGAGAGGAGAAGAAGTCGTCCTGTTTGTGGGGTGCTCAGATGCCCCAGCTGGACCAGGATTTGCGGCCCAGTTGCTGGTTGATAGATTTGCCGAAGGCTTCGCTGAGGCGATTAGGAGTGGTTCTGTGTTGGTTGGTGAGAGACTGGTGGAGGTTGGCCGTGAGGTCGTAGGACTCAGGCGAGATCGAGGTGCGCGATAGGATGTCGATGGCGATGGTGATGGCGTCGACCTGGTCATCGTGCTTGCCATTCGGGAAGGTGACGGCTTCCTCGATGAAGCCGTCGAGCCAGGGGGCGGACTCGGGGAGGAAGACGCGGCCTGTTTCGATGATTGGCAGGATCGCGTTGACGCGCGCGACCTTGTCGTTGACCGTCTTATAGGGGATGACCGAGATGCCGGACTGGCGCTTGAGCTCCTGGATGAGTGATTGGCCAGAGGCTTTGTCTTCGATGTAGGTGGCGCGCAGACCTTTGCCCCGCCACACGTTGTTGAGGATGATGAGGCGCTGCTTGAGCTCGGGGAAGTCGAAACGGTCGCGGATGAGATCGACGAGGTAGATGTCGCCCGTGCTGTCTACCCCAGCGACAGCGGCCACGGAGTAGTCCGAGGCTTCGGTCTTTTTGAAGGCTGTGTCGCAGGCGATGATGAGGCTCGAGAAGTTCTCCGGGTTGAGGTCTGAGGGGTAGTAGCGCCACCACTCCGTTCTGATGATGTTGCCGCCCTCGATGTAGGGGTGCTGTTGGTAGAGGGCGGCGAACTCGCGCGGGTTCAGACGCGCGCGGCGCTTGAGTTCCTCGAGCGGAAAGCGCTGGGGCCAAAGGGGGGTCTCCTCTTTGACGGTACGGAGGACGCGACGTTTGCGGGCCAGGGGGTTGGCCTTGGGCGCGTAATCCTCGTCGTCAGGGGAGAGGTCGCCGAGGTAGATGTACTTTCGCTTTTCCTCGGTCGTGATGGCCGGGAAGTTGACGTGGTGCCAGCGGCCCTCCTGCCAGTCCTCGGTTTGCTGAAGGCGACCGGCGAGATCGTCGGGATGCCAGCGCGTGAGGATGATGAGTTGTTTGGGTGGGCGACCGTCGTTCTGAGGCTGTTGGCGCGTGGCCAAGGCGGAGGCGTAGTAGTTCCAGGTCTTGTTGCGCTGGGTGATGGACTCGGCGTCTTCGCGGGACTTGATGGGGTCGTCGACGATAAGGAGGTTGGACGGACGACCAGACGTCGTGCCGCCGACACCGACGGCGAAGTAGGCACCGTTGTCGGTTGTGCGCCAGACGTCGGCAGCGCGAGACTCCTGGGATAGCGTGAACTCGGGGAAGGCTTGGGTGATGGATTTGTTTTCGACGACGGAGCGGACCTGGCGACCGAAGTCGGTGGCCAGCTGGCTGTTGTAGGAGCACGACATGATGAAACGGTCAGGCTGTCGGGCCATGAAGTAGGAGGGGAAGAGGACCGTGGCGAAGGTGCTCTTTGCGTGGCGTGGGGGCATGGTGATGAGGGCGTTGTGAACGAGTTCGCCGTCTGCGTTGCGGAGCTCGTCTTTCTCGAGGGCCTCGAGCGCGTGGATGAGGTTGAGCTGGAAGGGCGCGAGCTTCCACTTGGGGTAGATGAGGCGCACGAAGCCCTCGAACGACTCCTGGGCGTCGCGGAGCTTGAGGAGGTATTGGGCTACCTCTTTGGTGTTAGGTGCGGACATGGTGGGCCGGTTAGGTCTTGTTGTGGAGGAGGCGGGCCAGACGGATTTCGCTGGCCGTTTGCTGGTCTTGGATGGTGTCGGACATGACGCCCATGAGGTGATCCATGACGGCCTGGGGGCGTTTGTGTGGCGGGATTGCGTCGAGGTCGAGCTGAGACATGGCGCGGCCAAGCTCTTCCTTGGTGAGCGTTGAGGGGATGGCGTCGGCTTGGATGTTGCGGACTTTCATGGCGTGTGCTCCGGGTGAATGGCGTAGGGGGCCAGGTTGAGGGGACGGGCGTCTTCGACAGGCTCGTAGGTGGCCTCGAAGATGTCGGGTCTGCAGGAGTAGAACTCGCCGGTTATGCCCTGAATGACCCAGTCGCCAGGGCGGGCGGTCATCACGCCCTCAAAAGTAGGGATGTCGATGCAGTAGTTGTCGTCGGTCGGGTCGGTCGTGAGGTCGCCGCCGCACCAGTCCGCGATCAGGAACATCGTGGCCGGGCACTCCTCGTCTGAGGAATCCACGTAGGGGAGTTGGTAGGCGGTGATGGGGACAGGTTTTTGGCGAAAGAGCATGGTTAGGATTCCTCTTCTGACGAGCCAGTGTCGACTGACGCGTCAGCGTCAGAGGTGACAGGCTCGGGGGTGACGTCGATGATATCGTCGGGCTTGCGGGATGCGAGGGAGCTGGAGCCTGCGGCCAGGGCCTCGAGCTCCTCGCGGGAGAGTTCGGTGAGGTCGACGTTCCGGTGCTCGTGCTTGACGTGCGACTGGTTCAGGTCCGGCAGCACTTTGTTGAGGAACGTGTTGAAGAGGCGGGCCTGAACCGGCGTCCATTTGATGACCTTGCCTTCTGGGCCAGGCTCGCCGGAGATGACCTTGGCCGCGATCTCGATGTGGTCCTTGACATGCGTGGCCACGCGGTTGCGGATTTGCGCGGTTTCCTGGGGCGTGAGTGGGTTGTCGTAGACGGTGGTCGCCATGAGCTCGCGGGTCTCGCGCTCGCGGGCGGCGTGCTTCTCATGGGCATGCCATTTGCGGGCGCACTTGATGGAGCAGAAGTCCGGCTGCGGATCGGCCTTCGGCTTGAAGTAGAAGACCTTGCGGCACTGGCGGCACTTTTTTTCAGCGGTGTGATCGTCCGTGGGTTCGAGCGAGATGTCTCGGTAGTCCGGCAACGGCGCCGTCTTGCGTCTTGGCGTTTTCATTTTTGCTCCGCGTAGCTGTCTGGGCGGGGAGGTGACGAAATCGCGCGGGACTCCAACGGCGGGACACGGGTGCCCCCCCGGCCATGCGTCTGAGCCCGCTATTTGGCACAATCCTGACACGGTTCGTTGTAAACCCCTGATTTTGCTCGGTTTTATTTCCCTTCGGAAGGGCGCCGAAGAGGCGTCCAGAGACCCCATTTTCGGCTCTCGGGTGTTTGCGCTTGCGCACGATGGACCCTGCCGCAACGCGCGCATGTGCGTCGTCCGGGCACGCAACGTGCTCGCATAGGGAACTTCTTCGGTGCGGCCAGCGGCTTGCTGGCTGCGGGGTTCGCCACACTGCGCGGCACGCGCTGCGTAGGGAACTTCTTGTGCGAGCCGACCGGCTCAAAACCCAACCAAATCGGAGATTTGACCATGACCACGACCACGAACATGTCCGCACGCGAAGCCGCGAAAAAGTTCCTCAACGCGCGCACGAAGAAGGCCAAGGGTGAAATCCGCGACTTCGTCGCGGCTCGCGCGAAGGCGTCCAAGCGCACGCGTTGGCAGCACCTGCTCAAGGCCATCGACGCGGGCGACACCGCGCGCATTAAGGCGCGTGCGGAGGCCGACTGGTCCGCCGTGAACGAGTCGCGTGCGAAGGCGGAGCCGAAGGCTCCGGCCAAGACCAAGGCCAAGGCGCCCGCGCGC